AATTGAATGATTGCCTTGATCCAGCGCGGCGACACATACTTATAGATTGATTTTCGCGCGGATCTGTGCTTTGCTTTATCTCGTTGGGTTGGTTGCCCATCGGTCTGGATGCTGTGCATTTTGATCATGTCGGTTAGTGCTCCCCGATCTGCTTAGGTAGGTCGGGGAGCATTTTTCTTTTACAGAATAACCAAGTGCCCAGCTATGCCACAGTTGCGTAAGATCTCAACTTCGGCAGCGCCGTAAGCAATAAGCACTGATGGTGAGCCAGCAGTGCCTGCCTGCTTGCCATCGGGAGTGCAGAACTTTATCCTGCCTTTGATGAATAGGATCGCATCCGCGCCATCCCAAACATAGTCAAAGAATGTCTTAGTCTCAGTGCGCGCAAAGATCAGTGCAATACCTGAGCCACCATCCTTAGCGTGCTGTTTGATCTTAGCCATCCACTTATCCATGCCACGCCCGTAAGGTGGGTTCATCCACACCCTGCCCTGCCACTGCTGAGCGAGCCCATCGTTCTCGATGGTGTAATGCTTCTTAGCAGTATCCCAAGGTCGCGCTAAGGGGGCGCATGGATCGAGGTCAAATACTCCAAGCTTCTCAAGTAAGGCTGGTGGAGTGAGCCAAACATCAGTGCCCGATACGGATGTCTCGTTACCTAGATTGCTCATTAGTTCTCCTCCCCATCCCAAGGCTTAGCCCAGCGGTCATACTCAGTGTCTCCGACCCTCCAGCGCCCGGTGTCGGCGTTTATGTAGACAGTTGGGTTATCTGCCCAGTTCTCGGTGAACGTGCCCTTAGCGAGCGTTGAAACGCCCATACCAAGACTTCCGTCATAGTTGTTTTCCTCGAATGCCATTCTGATGATCTCGGCTGCAAGATAGTCGGCATCTCCGATGCGCTGAGTGAACGTAAGAACATTTACTGCAACAGTCACGTTATTGTTTCCTCCCCAGTGCGAATAGATGACGATGTCCGAATCAAAGTCTTTAGACTCGATGACGATGTAACTGCGGTCACCCATTAGTTCTGCTCCAATACATACTCGGCGTGCTGAACAGCAGTCTCATTCACTGACTGCCAAAGCCAGTTATCATTTTCGATCAGTTCGCACGTGCTCTCAAACTGCTCTCTGGTTAGCTCTCTGGTCTCACCTGAATCATTGGGCTCAAGTTCCTCATTGATCCATGAGCGAGTGATGAACATCGGGTAGAACAGATCATCATCCTCAAAGAATCGCTCGATGTAAGCGATCATCTGCGCCTTAGTGCGTGACGTGGTAAACGGGGTGTGTCCTATTGGGTTGGTTGCTTCGGTCATTTTATTTTCCTTTACTTAGTTCGGTTAGTGAGTCGGATTAGGGATTCGATTGAGTAGTTGATGCCTTCCCATACGCCTTGGTAGTAGGCATAGTCGGAATTGCCATCAGCTTCGGCTTCAGTCATTGACTTGAATGCCCTAGTGCGGTGCTTCTCAAGCATTACAAGTAATGCTTCTGAATCTATCTTGGTTGCCATCGGTTTACTCCTTTACTTAGTTTCTTTTAGTGGTGGGACATCGCCTACTGGTAGCGCAAGGATCTCGGCATCGGTTACATCCCATCCGCGAGCATCAGAGTAGATTCTGCGGATGGCTTGGGTAGTTCCGTAGTAATACTGCTCAAAGTGCTCACCAGCGACCGATGCATTGCCGATAAAAGTTAGCTCGGTTGCCGGTGCTCCCTTGAATAGCGAATAAAACTTCAACTGCAAGTCCATGAGCCTAGTGTGCACTTCGCCACGACCTACCATTTTGTTGATCATTGGCAGATAGGTCACAACATGGTTAGCAGTTGTGATCTTACGCAATTCAGTAAGTGCAGAGTGCTTATCAGGTGTCATCGAATCATCCAGTGGCGCTCTAACTGCGTTAGGTGCTTCTGAACGGATGAACATGGATGAACCAGTGGCTTCTCTACCATGCTCAAGTAGCCACGCTTCGATGTCCGCTAAGCGATACCAGATGGCACTGCTAGACGGGTGGGTGTATTCATCGAACTTGGCTAAGTGGCGATACGCATCCCTACGCCATGAACGTAGAGATGATTTTGAGATGCCAGTTAGCGCTGAAACTTCATCGATCTTGATCAGTGTGCCAAGTTTCGAATCTTCGATACGGGTGGTCATGTTTAGTGTGTCTCCTTAGTTGGGTCGGATGGTCGGAATACATAATCGCATTCAATGTCAATGTCTATGGCTTTAGAAAGTTCCAAGATCTCGTTTAGATCAAACCAAACTCCAGTAGTTCCAAAAGCAGTAAAGGCTGTTGCCTTGGCATAACTAAAGTTTCTTTTTTTGCTCCATCCATTTAGTTCATCGAGTGTTTTGTTGAGCAATTTTGCCGCTAAAGGTGCGCGGATGAAAGCTCGGTGATCTGATGTCGCTATGGCGGATAGTTCGATGTTTGGCATGTTTTTCCTTTCTGCTCTAATCTTACTAAGACTCTATTGGGAAGTTGGTAAAACTAGAGCAAACTGATGTTTTTTGTTGTGGTGGTTGAAAAGGTAGCATACTTTTTTGCTAAAAAAAGTTTTATGTTAGTTTTTTTGAATACTTTTTTCAATAAAAACTTTTTGCTAGTCAGGCTATATAGGAATCAAGTTAGAGTTAGTATTCTTAGAGCTCTAGGATTACTAACTCTAACTTGCTCTATAGGGTTAGCGACCTGTAAAACGCTAATTGGCTTTTCCAGTCGGGTCGAGCGCACTATGCGCTGGACATCCGCATCTGTCACATGCGGACTCGGGTGAGCCGATAAAGATCTCTTTGCACCATGCGCATTCCCTAATCATGCGAGAGCCCACAGGTCTGTAGTTGCGTCATCGTTTAGCATGCCATCTTGAATCAGACTTGCTTCAAGATCAGGATCAAGCGCAACGTAATACGATGGCAGTGACTTGAGCCATGCGAGGATGGGCTCTGGCGGGCTAGTCCACGTGCTAGCATCCTGCCACTCATCCGATTCATTCCAATAGTCCACAACTAGCTTCATTGCGTCATGAGCGCCATTAGCCAAGCCTTCAAGGATCTGCCTATCGGTGAATAGGTGCTCAGGGTTATCCCAATACTCAGAATCAAGGGCATAGCGGATAGCCTCGGCGTGCTCAGGTCGGCTCATGTAGAGATTGAGCGAGTGCGGCGAACCTTTGTAACTGTTGGTTAGGTAGATCGGGAATCCATGAACATCGATGTTGCCAGTCCATGTCATCGGGTAAGCGGTTACTGTAACTGTTCCGCTATAGGTTGAGATGTTTAGGTCGTAGTTATTCCAGCGCATGATCGGTCTCCTTATCGAACAATGTTTGGTTGTAGTAGTGCCTTGAATTCAGGGCAACCTTGGGCAGTGATGATGAACGGGGCAGGTCGGTCATTAGTGCGTAGAGTCTCAGTGAAAACTAGAGCCTCTACTTTTTTGCCATTGCGGTCGATGACTTTACCGATGTCGGCTAGATGTTTCACCGATAGCGCAAAAGCTTTAGCAGGTTGCTCAGGGATGTCACCAGTTGGGATGTAAGTGGCAACCTTGGCAAATAGTTCGGAATCAAGGCTAAAGATGTTGATCATGGACTGCCCTTGGTAAGTGGCTAGCAGTTCACGCTCATTGAGATCAAACTTGACACCAGTTCCCCGGTAGTCCTTTGGCAACTTGATAGCGGTTAGCCACTTAGCCATCTCTGGCGTGATGGCGAATTCGATTACGCCAGTTTCATCAGTGTCTAGGTTTTCAGTTACCCAAGTAGCGACTTTGTAGCGGTCTGTAGCGGTTGCGGTCACTTTGTTAGATTCGATGCGAACATGGATGTTTGCCATACGCTCCATGTCCTTATCGGTGCAAGAGATAAGGCTTGCGATTGAACGGCAGTCATGGGCAGAGATGATAAATGTAGTCATGATTTTTTTTATCCTTTTCGGTTGGTTGGGTTATGCCTTTTGGCAGTATGGGGAATTGCAGGTGTCGCAAAAGTAAGTGCCAAAAGTTGTGTAATGTCCTGCGTGTTCAACGTCAAGATCAACGACATTGCCATTTTCTTCGATGTCCTTTTGAATCTCATTGAACGCTAAGCGGAATTCATCCCTGTAGTGCATGAGCAAGTCCAAGGTCATCAGTTTTGTGATGGTGACTTCATTAGCGTCATAGATGCCAAATTCTTCCCATCGGTCACGCCCATCCGAGGGCAGTTCAGTCCACTCTGAGATGATGTCCGAATAGTAGATAGGCACTGCGGAATCTGCCAGTTCATCCAACAGATCTTCTGGGTATTGCGAACCGGTTATGTATTCGAGGTTGTTTATAACCTCCGCCTTGATGTCGCTATAGGTAGTGATAGGCATTAGTTGCTCCTTAATTCGGTTGAAAATTGGGCGGTTTTTCCCAACTGCTCCAACATTACCAACTTTACCAAGGTTACGCAAGTTCTAATGCAACTTTTTTTGATAACGGAATGGTAACGATGCCTTTTAGGGGTTATGGCAGGCGATGGCTAGCCGAACCGCCCATCACTTGCACAATTTTTTGATCTCATTGCCAGTGCCGATGTCTAGCAAGCGATGCAGGCGATGCAACTGAGACTGCCCTGCCAGATCAAGCCGAATCAAGCTAAACGGTCATAGGAGCTCCGTAGGCGGCACAAGCCACGCAACTGGGCACACATTCCATTCGTCACCTGCAATGGCTTCTGCGAGCGCCTGAAGGCTTATTTGGCTATGCCTGCCCTGTCTGCGCTATACACGCCACACACATCACACATTCCATCCGTCACCTTGATTTTGCCTCGCAGAGCGCAAAAAAACCCTGCCAGCGCTAGGGGAGAGCGCTGGCAGGGCTGGCTTTTTGTCGGGTTAGTCCTCTACTCCGCAGTTAATGCAAGGGCTTTCGACTAGCTCGCTCATTAGATCCCCCACGCTTTCTTTACGATGTTGGCGTGCTTGCTTGTGGTGGTGCTGTAGTTGTAGGCATCTTCAAACACCCATCCGCCAGTTCCCCAAGATTCAGGGTATTCGGCGATTACTACGCCATAGGAGCGGACTCTATAGATGGACTGCTGCTGTAACTGCTCATACTTCCAAGAGGCGCTTAGCGTGCCAGTGTGGAACGGCTCCCGGAGAGCCAAGTGCTTGCTTGCTTCCGCAAGCGTTGCGCCATGGTTGGCGCTATTGGTTGGTGGCTTCATTACTGATTCCTTTTCGGTTGTGTAGCCGAGTGGCTACGAGATAAGTCTGGCAAACGACGCAACACATCACACATTCCATCCGTCACCTTATATAAAAAAGAAAAAGTGGCGAAGCCTCCTTTTTCTCGGGGTAATGCTGATGCCCGGCTCTGGGGGGTAGAGCCGGGCATCTGGGGTGAGCAGTTTTACGACTTGCTCAGGTCGCCTTGGAGCAGGTCTTACAGGGTCTCGGTGTCTGTGACTTCCCAAGAGTCCACGCTGATAGCGAATTCGTCGTGCGAGATGTTCAGGCTGTCCACGTTGAAGTCCCAGTGGGTGCCTGCGGTCTCGCCACGTGGCACTGTCACTGTTACATCGCTGGTGATGGTCAGTGTCACAGTGACTTCCTGAGTCATCTCGATGCCCCAGTGCTGAGCCAGTTCAGTGATGGCATCTGGGGTGTCGTTCTCATCCCAAGCGGTCACCTTGAACAGATCGTCGATGATGCCCTCAACAAAGGAGCGGTCCCAGTCGCGGTCATCCTTTAGCCGGGCGATGTGGCTGTTCAAGGCTTGCCAGTTCTTAAAGTTGGTGCGCGCATCAACAAAGTTTTGGAAAGCCTGAAGCAAAGCGTTGTTCAGGTTGTCGGTGCTGGTGGCGCGGTCTCGCATGCTCCAAGCCAAAAGCAATTCTGGGCTCAGGGTGGCATTGAAGTTGGACAACAGGGTAGGCAAGTCAATGCCTTGGTGAGTGTAGCAGTCGTAGGTTCCTACGCCCATGGTTGCGCATACTGCGCAGGTGATGCTCTCGTTCATCTTGCTCCTTGGTTGTGCTACCAGGTTGAGGTAGCGGTGGTGTCGAACCGATTGGCTGACAAGGACAACGTTACGCCGATCGATGTTGTGCCGAACTTTCCAGCCGTCACCTATCATTAGCCCCACCCCTCCAGAAATTGCATTTGAAACACCTGTCTAGCATCTATGCCTGCTAAACTCCCAGTATGAGCCGAATACCAGATCACCCTTTGAGACTTGCAAGGCTGCAAAGCAATTTGAGCCAAGTCGAGCTTGCTAAGCGCGCAGGAGTGCAGCGCAGCGCCATTTCAGCTATTGAGGATGGGCGCACCCGTAATGTTTCACCAGCTTTAGCTGACAAGCTGAACGCTATTTTTGACACTGATATTGATAAGGAGATTGCTAAATGGTCAGAAAAGCCTTTGCAACCGCGTTTGCGTGGGTCGGCACAAAACTTGATGCTGATTCCGCCATACACACTTGGGCAGTATTACAAAACATTTCGGCAGTGGAGATCAGAGATTGCTGCTACCCCAACAGCGTTTGCGAGTATGTTGCGTATAAATCCTGCCATTGTGAAGTCTTATGAGTCTGGCAAGTATGAGACTCTGCCTGATAATTTGGGCGCAAGAATGTTGGAAGCGTTTGGCTCTTTTGGTTTCACTACTGAGTATCTCTCTGAGCTTGAGAAGCTCAGCAGGTCGTGAGGTCTATTTTGATTAGCCCAGACCCAGTGAATCATCCAACTCACTACACCAGTGACCCTAGCGGCATTGAGTGCATTCAGATCACGCGCCACCGGACATTCAACATTGGCAATGCGTTTAAGTATCTTTGGCGCGCTGGCTTGAAAGATGAAGCTGCGACTATTCAGGATCTAGAAAAAGCGATTTTCTACATAAAGGATGAAATTGAGCGACTCAAAAAACTTTGATTTAGAGAAGTTTGATACCAAGCTCTATACCCCTAAAAAAACTAAGGAGCAGGTTCTTTTCGACAGAGTGCTAGCTGCGGCTATTGCAGCTGACCGCCAAGGTTTGTTCTGTGAGACTCAGACGCTGCTTGATCAGGATGCAACGCTGACCAAGAAAGACATTGAAATTGTCTGGGGGTCTAGCAAGTTACAGCGTGCATTGGATGACCGCGGTATCAAAACCACGCAAAATCCAAACCTGACTTTGCGCCAAGAGATGTTTTTGCAGGCTTATTTGAGCCCAATGAACCTGAAAACTCCGCAGGTTATTGCTAAGCAGATGAAGATTGGCATTCCGGAGCTCGATGGCTGGCTGAGGCAAAAAGAGTTTGCGAGCGCCATGTCTACAAAGTCTGCTGAGAATCTAAAAACCTACATTCCTATTGCGGATAAGGCTTTGGGAGATCTAGTTCAGCAGGGTGATATGAAGGCTATCACCTTCTTGAATCAGCTCACTGGGCGCTTTGATCCTAATGCTAGAGCCAATTTGGATGTTCCAGCACTGCTTATGCAGGTTCAGGACATCATTTTGCGTCATGTGCTAGATCCGGCAGTGAAGCGTAATATTGCTAGAGAGTTGATTGCTTTGGCTTCAGGGCAATCACATTTTGCTGCGCTTCCTGAACCAACTCGTGCTAATGTTGAGTCAGAGACGGACATCATTATCATTGACGATTAGGAAATGACATGTCTTACACTACGACAACAAACCTGTCGTTGCAGAAAGCTGTTCCGGGCTCGAATCAGGCTTTTGAAACTGCCAGCATCAATACTAACTGGGATAGCGTAGATACTTTCGCTGGCGCTACAAACACTTCTATTACCACCATCAATGGCAACGTTACAACTGTAAGCAATGGTCTTGCCACTGTAACCGGAACTACCATCCCAGCCCTTACAACGCGCGTTGCAACTCTCGAAGCTGAGGGGTCACTAACCACCAAGTCGGCTTCTTATAGCCTTGCAGTTGGCGATACCAACCAGACTTTAGCTTTTACTAGCGCATCTAGCCAGACTGTAACTGTCGGTGCTGTGCTAGCCAACAATGGTGATAGGGTAGATGTCCTTCGCAATGGTGCTGGAGCAGTTACCTTTGCAGCTTCTGGCGTGACTTTGCAGTCCAAGAACAGCGCGCTGAGCATCTCTACTTTGTATGCCGCAGCAACTGTAATGCGAATCTCCGCATCCGTTTACCAGATCATCGGCGACCTTGCATAATGACCGAGGGTCAAAGCCACGTAAAGATCACAATCGAGGATCTATATCGCGAGCAGCAGGAGATGAAACAGCTCCTTACGCGCATGAGCCAGCAGCTCGATGCATTCGGTGATTTGCCTACGCGAGTTACCAAGCTTGAGATTAACCAAGCACGCGATGCTTGGGTGACTAAAGTTGTCTGGGCGGCTCTAGCATCTGGCGTGGCTGGCTTCTTGGCAGCTATTTGGCAGTTGATGTCCAAGTGAGCAAGCTTCCATTCCCTAAGACTAAGATCACCTGCAAGTTTGGTGTTGTGGATAAAGCTCACCCGAATGGTCACCGCGGCACTGACTTTGGTGTTGCTGCTGGAACTGATATCCCGTCAGCTACCGATGGCATTGTTGCCCTATCTCAGTGGAGCGATGTGCTTGGCTGGGTTGTAGTTGTGGGTCGCAAGAAGAACAGTTTCTGGGGATACTGCCACATGGAGCACAAGGGACTTGCTGTGGGCAGCAAAGTTCATGCTGGCAAGACTTTTATTGGCAAGGTTGGCGATACTGGATCCGCTAGTGCCGGAGCCCATTTACACTTCACTCATGGCAACACCGCCAATAGTGTTTTCTATGGAAAAGTAGATGACCCAGTAAAAGCAATTGCTAAACTGGTAGCAGAGGAGAAAGCAAAGAATGCGTAAAATATCACCGAGCACTGTTGCACAGCTGAAGAAGGCTTTTCAGAGCTACGTTCGCTCTGCCATCGCCACTGTAGCCATGACGCTATTCAGCCCAGACCCAGCTTCATTGACTGGCTGGGCATTGCTTGTGGCATTCGTAGGACCACTTGCACGCGCCATTGATCCAACCGATGACGCGTTCGGCATTGGAGCAGCTGTTACAAAGGCTGCTAAAGAGTTCACTGGAAAGGTAGACAAGTAATGTCTGAATACAAGAAGATGGCAGTGCCAAACACTGTGTTGCCACCAGTAAAGAAGATGGAGACTCCAGACAAGATGGAGACCCACGATGGCATGAAAAAGGCTAAGAGTCCTGAAATGGAGAGCGAGCACATGAATCGCACTCCTGAAGAAGTCAAAAAGCGTCAGGCAGAGTATGCCCAGCGCAAGGCTCGTAAAGACATGGAGCGCAAGAAGCGCGGCATGAAGATCGGTCCAAACATCTATGGTGGCGGCGTAAACCCGAACGCTACCGGAACGAAGGTATCAAATGTCTAGTCCAAAGCCTTCGGGCGCTGAAGTCGATAACGAATCAGGTCCAGCTGTAAGTAACGAAACTTTTGCTAGGTGGGAAGCCTACAAAAAGACTGATGAATACAAGAACTCTAAAGAGGGTAAGCGCATTGCTGCTTACAGGCTAGAGGTTGCAAAGAAGAAGGCGCTACGTAAGAAGGGCGGCTGGGAAATAATGAAGAAGAAGATGGACAAGATCGTAAAGAACTCTCCAAAGAAGTCCGTTATTCCTAAGTCCCCAACAAACTAATGTCTTTAGAATCTGAGACAGAGCAGCAGGAGTGGGAATCGCTCAACGAGCGCCAGCAGGAGCTCGCTAAGGAGTATGCAGAGTCCGCGCTAGAGTTTGGCATGTTTGACCAGACTTCGGGCGCTGACGGGGCTCACTACGCGCCTGCAGCTAAGAATCCATTCAAGGCTGATGGTCTAGTTTGTAAGAACTGTATCTTCTATAACGAAGAAAATGCTCAGTGCAAGATCGTATCTGGCAAGATTGAGCCGGAAGCTATCTGTAAGCTCTGGATCATCCCTGAGAACCAGCTAGCTGGTAACTCTAAGCAGGATCAGGTGAAGAAGCTTCTTCGTCAGTCTGGTGGAGATCAGAAGGCTCGTCAGACTCAGATTGATCAGCTGATGTCGGAGATTGACTAACACTAAAGTTCTCCAAAATAACCTGCATAGTTGGGCATGGAGCAACGATAACTTCACCAGATAGTTCGCTGCAGCATACGCAGATAACTGGCTCAGTCTCGCCGTCAATCAACCCGTCTTGGTGGATGTCTACAACGCGCTGCAAAGTGGCGTAGAGCATCGCTGAGCCAGCGCGAAGCTGCTCAACTAGGGTCTGCATTTCGGTTAGGTTCATTTGCGTCTCAAGTGGCATTATTTTCCTTATGGCTTAGGTGGGGCTAGGCGTTGCCCCTTTTCGGTAGCGCCAATCTTTAGATTAGCAGGAGTATTCACATACTGTTGCTTCATGCCAGTAAAGAAGTTCCAGAACTTCTGGTTTCTGTCAGCTGGGGTCATCGGCTTGTTTCCAGTTTCAGCACGTGCTGCTGGAGTTGTGATGCCTAGACCAGTAGTAAGGCTGGAGATACCCAAAGTGTTGTAGAAGTAATCCCAGCCCGTAGCAAAGTCCTTGATGCCTGAATCTTTACCAGTGTCAAGGTTGTAGTGGAGTCCAGTAGCTACGCCAGCCTTTAGGAACAGGTTGCTCATTTTGGCAACGTTCAAAACTTCTTGCTGACCAACAGAGAAGATGTTTTCTTGGAACGACTTGGTTGGATCCCAAGTAACGTTCCAAGTTTCCGTAACATCCATTGGCAATACTGGTGGGCGGAACAAGGTAGGACCGCTTCCCGGAGTCTGAGTTGGACCGCCAGTAGTTGTTGGACCGAATACGCTCTTGGTTAGGTAGCCCGGAAGGTTTTCCTTTTGCTCCTTACTCCAAGGCACAGCAGGGCTGATTGGCTCTAGCCCGTTAGCCTTAGCAACTTCGTACTGAGCTAGTGGGTAAGCTCGCATAGCCCATGCATGGTTGAGCGCGATGTCGAACATAGCCGAGTGAGCCACGCGAAGCCACGTGTAGTAAGTGAACAAAGGTCGCATTACTTTACGCTCAGCAGAGGCTAGAGACTGCATGGTTGGGTGAGTCAGGTGGATTTCTTTCATGATGCCTGCAAGCATCTCATCCATGCTCCCCCAAGCGCGGCTCTGCCCAATGTGGATAGCGTGCGCTATACGAGAGACGTTTCCAGACCAAGCTGCAATGTCTCCAGCAGGCTTTGCGATCTTGTTGGCTTGCACTAGCCCATGATTTATGTGCTGGGCAAGGGTTTTCTTTGCGCCAGTAGTCTGAGCCATGTCGTTCAGAACGGAGTCAGACAAGCTTGAAACTTCATCGCTGAAAATGTTGCTAATTGCAGCGCCCTGTTCTATGAAGATGTCGGCAAGATCTTCTTCCTTTACGTAGGCTTTTTTGCCATTTATGTTGAATGGAACACCCTTGCCTTCGCCCTTTGCCAATGTTTCGTAGAACTGCTTTTCGGACATGTTGTCCCTAGCAATGGCAGCGATCTGGTGCGCTAGTTTGTCACCGAAGTATTCAGAGTTCCAAGTTCTTTTGGCAAGGATGTTTGCAATTCTTGCACCATAGAACCATTCGGTAGGCTTCACTGTTCCATAGATCATTGCAATGCCGCCATCACCGATAGCGCTCACAACGTGGTGGCGAGGGACTAGAACAGTCTGGAATGACTTCCAAATGCTCTGGGCATTCATTATCATTCTAAGCTTTGGGTTCATGCCATCGCTCATAGCATTCCATTCCCTGTTTAGGGAACCGATCTGAGACGCAATGTCTGGGTGGAAGTAGACTGCGTTGTCTCCGGTAGGGAAGTGCGAGGTAAGGTCTACGCCAGAACCAGCAATGCCCTTGACTTCTACGTAGCCATTCTTGATAGCCTGCTCAGCAGTCATGTTGAATGCTTCATGACCAAAGTTGGAGACGATGTTGTCAGCAAGTGCCTTTTCACTTCTAGCGTGCTGGATAGCCATTGCAAAGTGAGTTAGGACTGTGAATGGGTCAGAGCCTGAATCTACGAATGCTTCAGTTCGCTTAGCCCAGTCAGCGCCTTCGATTGTAGTTAGGTCATCAATGTAAGCAGGCTTTGGAGCGAAAGGAACTCGCTCAAAGTAGGTAGCAATCTGATCTTGGCTTAGCCCCTTGAACGATTCGAAGCCCATGTCCTCAGTTAGACCATAGTGGCGCAATGCGTTTTCAAGCGCTTTTACGCTAAAGCCTTCTTCTTGCATGACCATTTTGATTGGGTTGAGGATGTTGTTGATGTCAGCAACCAACCCATGCATCAGCGGATCTATAGCTTCATCTGGCATGGTCTCTGCAGCCCAGTGCCCAAATGCTGTCATGAATCCATCGCCGTCTAGAGCACCTTTGTAGGTGTTCTTCAAAGTATGCAATGCACGAGCAAGGTTGGAGCTCTTGGTCTGCTTAGATGACTCAGCCATAGTCATGAATGGCTGGAGGTCTGACCGCCCAGTGTTGGCATTCATCTTCTCTAGGAATTGCTGCCTAGATGGGTTAGCAATTGCACCCTTTGGAGCTGCGCCGCGCTTTCCGTAATTGGTGTAAACCATGACCTTTGAGCGAAGCAACGGCTGGTTGTAGAACTCTTGAATGGTACGAATTTCAGCAGCTATTGGAGTATCGGCAGCGGCAGCAATCTCTGGTGCAACATCTAGAGCGTGCTGAGCAGCTTCTTGCACAGCGCCATCAGCAAGCTGCTTGTTGCGTTTCTGTCGGGCTGGTTCAGCCTTCTTAGCGGCTTCTGCTACCTGAGTCTTTGTAGCAGGCTTTACAGGGCGCTTAGCAGCTGTATCGACCGCTTCTCGGCTCAGGTCAGCAACGCCATCAGTAAGGACTAGGCGATCCATGTTTCTAGCCGCAACTGTAGATGCGGCGTGATCGAACTTTGAACTGCTAATCCAAGTCTGGGTAGCAACGTCAAAGTGCTTGGTATCGATCCAGTTTACCCAAGCTGCATCGCGTGCCCTGTCTAGCCTCTTTTGAAGCTGACGATAGGTAGTCAGCCAAGCCTTCACCTCAGCCTTGGTGGTCAGCGCTAGTCTGCCAGCGTAGTGTGCCTCATAAGCCAGCATTACTTCAGTTAGCTCGTTCTGAGCTGCTTCCTTAGCCTTCGGGTTAGGGAATGGTAGCGCTTCACGCCCAGCTGGGGCGGCGGCATCAGGGTTCTCATGGCGGAACCAGTTGTTCATGATCTCCATGAGCTTCTCGTATTCCTCGGTGCCCTGCTTGGCAACAAGGTCAGAACCTTCAACATACTTCTCAGACTTAGAAGTTAGGTCGCGAAGTTTTCCGCGGTTCAGATAGATCATGCTAAGCGCACGAAGCATCGACTCTGCGACATCTCCGCGCTGCTGCTTCAAAACGTCACTAGCAAATGCTAGCTTTGTAAACGCAGTGCGAAGTAGCTCTAGGCGAGTGAAGTTGTCATCAATGCCCTTGTCCCTAGCAATCCTCATGCCATCAGATAGGTGCTGCATAATGTCCAAGTTCATGGCATGAGCAATTTCCATGTTGCTCTCGATGTCCGCGATAGCGCGAGACTTGTGCACAGACTCTAGGGCATCAAGAACTTCTGGCTTGTTCAGCTCAGTAAGCAGAGCTTCTGCGCGCTGAGTAGCAGTCTTAGAGAATGCGGCAGACCAAGTTTTCTGAGTTCCGCTCTTGATCTTCAAAGCAGATACTAGGTCTTTAGCATCGATTACGTTGCCAGTAGTGCGAGCTTCTAGTAGTTCACGAACAACGCTTCCGAGACCAATGGTGGAGAAGCTGTCTACTACGCCTTCCTTAGACGTAACGATGCCCTTACCATGTGGGAAGAACGCATCAATAAACGCCTTCTGCCCTGCTTCAGTCTTGTAAAGCTCAGCAGCAAAATCACCTATGTTCAGGTAGACGAAGTGCTTGTTTTCTAGTTTTGCTCCGGCTTGCCTTACCCACTTGTTATGAGTAATGCGAGTGCCTAGTGTGGCATAAACTGCATCGTCAATAGCTCGCATCTGAGATGCAGTAAAAAGCATCTTCTCTTTACCGATTTCAAACCCATCGGTAAGCGGCTCTTTTACATTTTTCATGCGGTAGTTTTTGAGACCAGCCAGAGATCCAAAGAACTTAGATTCTGCAGACTGGTTGATCTGCAACCGAAGCATCGCCTTGGTATCAGACATGTAGGCTTTTTCAGTTGAGCGGATAGCGATGTCCTGCAGTGACGAAACGTGCTCTAGGTAATCTGGCGAGGTCATAATCTCGCGCATGTATTCAAAGTTCTGCTCAAAACCACGAGCAATAGCGTTGAACGCATCAGCCATAGCAGCGGGCTGCGTCTCCATTAGGCGTGCAGTTCTTTCTGCGGCAGCCTGTCTGGTGCCAGCCAAAGCTTCTGGCATCGCTGGGATCTTCTCCATTAGGCGTGCATCAGCGTAAGCAGCCAAACCATCCGCTAGGTGCAGACCATTAGCCTTGAAGAAGGTCTCAGCGTTCATCAGGTTCCATCGCTGCTGCATTGCATTGGCAGTGTTTACCAAGTCGGTCTTGATTAGCTCGCGGAGCATTCCAGTGTAGTTCTTTTGAGCAGCGCGGTCAGCCTGCTTGATAAGCGCATTCTGTGGATCGATAGCTTTGACGATGGCTTCAAGCTTGGCAACTGGGATATCGTGCCCGGCTTTTAGACCTTCAACTACATCTAGGAATGATGTGTATTTCTTTGCAGTTCCACCAGAGAGCGATGGGATGCCCTTTAGGACAGCTTCTAGTGCATCAGAGTTCAATGGTTTGTTTACGTCAAACGCACCAGCTGCCTTCAGCTGCTTGGCTGCATCTGCGCCAACTAGGTCAGTGACTCTCTTTTCAGTGAGCTTAGTAACAAGTTTTGCATCAGTCTGCTCGTAAAGGCTCTTGACCTTTTTGGCAACCTGTGTAGCCAATACAGGATCGGCTTTTGTCAGGCTTGCAAAGCTGCCATCATGCGCCGCCATTACTTCACTGATAGGAATGCGCTTGGTGCCATCGGTGGTGGCTACAAGATCCTTCATCAGCGACTGAGCGATTATCTGCTTTGCTTGGCTTTGCGAGCTCGAAAAACTATTGATAAGTATGAATGGGTTAGTTCCATTGGCTTCAATGGCAGCCTTCATCTCAGCCTTGACTGGAGCTTCAAGGTTGCGGAGGAATACGCCTTCCTTGTTGTGAAGCAGGTTTACTACGCCACGAACATTTTTGAATGCAGATTCGCTACCAATGGTCACACCTTCAGTGGACTTGGCGATGCGGTTCAGCTTTGCTAGAACGCCCTTGATGTCCTTGATGTCTTTTAGGTTTGCACTTTCGGCAATATCGCGAACAATTGGAGCTGTGTCAGATACTGCTTTTTGTCCTGCAAAAACATTTGGGTTAGTTGGAGCAATGCTTTCGGCAACAACAGATGGGCTAGGGACTGCTGGTGCTTCTTCTGCAGCTTTTTCGGCTGCGGCAACGCCACTTAATTTGTTGCTCTTTGCCTGCCTTGCATACTTGTCAAGGAGTTTGGAAGTTTTCTTGACCTCAAGAACGGAGCTAGCTGCTTTTGAAAATGCTTCAAGACCAGATGCAATAATCTCAGTTCGCTTGACTGTTTCAGCAGTCTTGGGGAGCTGGATTACCTCGTAGTTGTATTTGCCAGTTAGATTACCCTTTGTCTGAGCAAGTTTGGCAGCTCCCTTTTCGGAAGCCATTCCAGTTTTCTCCATCTTCGGAGTAATAGCTGCTTTTTTGGTGTAGCCACCAGTTGCGCTAGTTGCTAAAGACTTTGCTGTTGCTTCTTTGAGCTGTTCTTCGGTTAGCTTCTTCTTGGCTACCTTTAGTGGGACTGCACCCTTGCCAGCAAGCTTGGTAGCCTTTACGCCTACTTGAGCTCCTACAGTTCCTGCCTTAGCCAGTCGAGCTATCATGCCAATGCCATCGACAAAAGTAAGTGGATCAGTAGCAATGTCAATGCCGAACGCAATAGCGGCGTTAGCCATTGCAGTCGGAGCGTCTGCTGCCTGCTGTCTGGTTATTGGACCAAACTGTGATGCACGCCCACCCTGAGCGATTGCATCTCCATTTTTGAGTGGCTTAGGTGCCTTGATCTCCCAGCCAAGCTGCTTCTGGATGTCATGTCCAGAAACTACTCCGCGGTCTGCCCATAGGTCATCTACGTTCTTTGCACCTGCGCCAAAGCCAGAAACAACGCCGCCAATAAGGTCGCCCTTCTGGGCTTTCTTGATGGTCTCTAGCGCCGCTCCAGCACCGAATGCAGAAGATGTTAGTAGCGTTTTGAAGAAGCCCTGAACTGGGCTAATGGTTACTTTTTCAGGAGCTTTCTTGGCAGGAGCTTTTTTGGCTGCAGGCTTCTTGGCAGCAGGTTTTGAAGCTCCGGGAAGAAACTGGTCAAAACTGCTTCCAGTTGTTTTTGGCGATGATTTTACGCCCTTGAACTGTGCAAAACTATCGCCAGATGGAACTGGGGTTGGAGTTGGTTTCTTTCCTGAAGTTGCCAAAATTACATCCCTAAATTAGATACTTCAAGTGTAGCAAAAGGTTTAGAAAGTCTTGTAGATTCCCTTTTGGATAGCAGCAATAGCGGCTTTCTTTGCTGCTGGAGTGGCATCAGCATGAGCTGCAAGCCAAGCCTTTTGAATCTGTGCAGAAGTCGGCACTACAGTTTTGGTGCTAACTGGGTTGGCTTTCTTTGCTGCGCTAGTCAAGCTAGTGGTAAGTTTATTTACCACACTCTTGATGCTCAACTTCAAAGGCTTCACAGCATTATCGTTTGTAACACCACTCATCAAGGTAATTGGTGATCTACGAATTGCAGAAGCCCAGTCAAGAACGTTTGTTGCGCTAGAAATCTGCGCCAAGCTCTTTGCTGGGGTAAGCGTAGTTTTGGCAGCATTGTTGGCAGCCTTATTTGCGGCAGAGGTTTTAGCAGCGGTAGTCCTTGCATCTGCGGCAATCTGGGCAGCTCCCAGTTTTGCATTTGCACCAATGCCAGCAATGTAAGCCTCGTTGTTTAGCTTGTCTTGTAGAGCCTGAGCATCAGCCTGAGCAGATGCACTAGCAGCCTGAGCTCCAAGCTGAGACTGAGCGACCTGAGACTGAGTTCCAGCGATGTCGCCATTGATCTGAGCAAGTCGATCTTCAAGCTGACGCTGCATCTGTAGCAAGGCTGAGCTCTGCTGAGCATCGTAGCCATACTGTGCATTACGTACATTTTGCTGATCCTGAGCAGACATTACCTGCTGAAGCGCGTTCCAAGTTGTCTGGTATGCGTTGGCATCAGTGTTTGCGGCTGTTCCTGCCTGAGCAGAGAGCGAGTTAGTAGGAGCTGGCATGTCTGCTCCACCAAGTTCAGCTCCGGCTGTAGCAGCGCCCTGAGCGCCCTGCTGGGTCTGAACGTTTTGTAGCGCCATGCGCTGAGCTACAGCATCCTGCTGCTGCTGAATCGAAGTTGCATACTGCTGTTGAATCTTTGGGATGTCAGCTGCACGCACAGTGGACAGAGTTCCAAACAGGTTGGTGATGTCTGCCTTGTTCTGACCATAGCGATCCTGAGCTGCAGTTGCTTGGCTCTTTAGGAAATCTAGAACTGGGTTGTAAGCAGCTTGGATAGGATCAATACCAGCACCTGCTCCAGCATCTGCTCCGGCACCGCTATCAGCAGGAGCAGCAGCAGGAGTTGGAGGAGCTCCATACTTGTTTAGAACCTTGTTTACAGTGGCTGCCTGCTGAGTGCTTAGCCCAGCAGTGCTTCCAGTGCTCAGATACTTGTTTAGCGCAGTGGTTGCGTAGGTAGAGGACAGCTTGGAGTTAGTCGTTGCGTAACCGACTGCGTTGCTAAGCCATTCTGGGGTTGCTGTTATTCCTGCCATTATGCCACTCCGTAGGTTGCGAGCTTAGCCGCAAGTGCTTGCTGCAAAGCTTGGTTTCTGTATTGCTGACCGATGTTAGTTCCAGTCCAGTCTGTCCCGATAGCTCCGTAGTTGCTAAGGAAGTTTTGGTTCAGGGTTGCGATCTGATCTTTGATGTCAGTTTGCTGAGCGATCTGTTGAGCATTGGCTGCATCCTGTGCGCGGTAGTAAGCGCCATAAGATCCACGCTGCATTCCACGAGCTGCAAAGTTTCCAGCAAGCTGTCGGCGTGAACCTTCTGCGCCTTGCTCAATGTTTGCGTTTTGGCGGTTTAGCCCAGTGGTCTGGTTCTGCACGTTAGCCAAAGCATTTGCGCGACCAACGTTGAACGCACTTTGACCCTGTAGCATCGCTGACTGGTAAACGGGGTCGTTCTCTAGGTTATAGACAGCAGAGCCTGCTGGTGAAGTTGTAGTAGGCGTAGATGGCGCAGCAACACTAGGAGCTGCAGTAGGCACGCTTGGGGGGACTAGGGCTCCGGTGCTAGGGTCTACCTGAGTAGTAGTGCTAGTTGGAGTCTGGATAGGTGGAATGCCACCAGTCGCAAGACGATCAGCAATAGCTGTTCCGTAAGCCATTAGTTCACGCTCCTAAGCGCAGCTGGATTAGCATAAGCGCCGATACTCATTGCCTTCATCTTTGCCAATACTGCGTTCTTACGCGCTTTGATAGCGCGGTCACGCTCGGCATACCCAGCCTTATCTACCGGACCGATAGTCGGAGCAGAAGAAACCTGAGAATAAATCTTTGACCCAGCAGCATAGGGGTTGAACGAAATGGTCTTGAGCGCAGAGCTTTTCTGGACTGCCATTAGTTTGCTCCCTTGGAGACCTTGGCTTTAGCACTGATCATTGGAATGATGCTAAAGAGCTGAACTGGTGATGTGGCAGCCGTTCCGTCACAGTCCAAGTATAACTCAAAGTAGATTCTGCGGAAGCGCAACCCTTGGTTTAGCTTGACCTCAGTGCGTAGCGGATAGGTGGTCGAGCCAAGTTCGACAACAGTTCCAATTCCGCCAGATGGAGCTTTCAAAAAGTCCCAAGTTCCGAAAGTTGGATCTACCAAAGTGTCTTTTGAAAGCTGATCCCAAGTGTAGAAGCTGCCTTCAAGTGGATAATCCTTGGAAATTTCATCCCAAGTAACTACTGGCTGGGTTGCTGGTAGCGATACTGGGTAAACGATTGCCTTGATAGGCAGGGCTGACTGGACATCGGCTCCCCAGAAGAACAATCTTTTCCATTCGACCGGAGTATCAAAGTCATAAATCTTGCTCTGGATGGTGCACTTAAAGGTTTCAGAGCCATTAGAGCTGACTGGCTTATCCTCGATGCGCCACAAAGCGAAGTCTGAAGCTCCGGGAACGACTGCTGCGTTACCAGAGATGCCATAGTAGCGAGTTTCTTCAGTTTCTTCGGTTTTCCTTGGCGCTTCAACAAAGTATGCAGCGTTAGTAGTGGTCTCCCACTCCGACCAAGTTTCAGTATCTAGGTTGTATGAGTAGGAAGTTCCGTTATGCCAGACAAAACACCTACGCCCGATGATGCTAACTGCGTGCTGGAAGCGGCTGGTGAAAGATCCGGTGATGTCCATCTTCACGCGCTGGGCGTTTAGTGGGTAGTAGAGCCAGTTTTGATACTTGTAAAGGATTCCGCCAGTGAAAACAAAGTGAGCGTTCTCAAACTTGACTACAGACTTCTTGCTCTCGGCTCCGATGTCCTGTTGCATCGCCTGCATGGTTCCGTAGGCTGGGTCATCGCCGTAAGAGTAGCGGTAAGTGGACTTGTTGCGAAACAAAACTACGTCATTGTAGCCTTGCTCCATAGCGGTGATCCATTGACCATCACCAGTTCCGATTTCTACGTAGAAGTAGTTGCCAGTGCTATCAGTCCAGTCCCAGATGGAGGTGAGCTGACCAGATGGACCAAAGGTTGTGGTGTCGGACCAGTAAAGAGTGTTGGCAGTTCCAGTTCCTTGCACGCCGTAGCCAAACAAGCGGTTCTGGAAAAGCTCAATGCCGCCAAGATAGGGCATCGTTGTAGAGGCTGTCCAAGTTCCAGCTTCCCAGTAGCCTCCACGCTGAGTTGCGCAGCAAAGGACAAGCTTGTTGTCGTATTGCGTGCAGTCTGATGCGCGGAATGTAGCTATTTGAGTAAAAGTCTTGGTTGATAGGTTGTAAATCCAAGTTTTTGCAGTGGTGACGATTACTAAATAGCGATCTCCAGCAGCAGTTGTGTAGGTTCCAAGGATGTCCATAGACTGCCCAGCTACAGGGGTGACTACTGGTGTAGTTCCGTTCTTCTCAACCCAGATTGGTGGGCGAGAAGTGAGCGCGCCAGTAGTAGTAAGCTCCATGTTGATGAGCATTGAAAGCTCATTGTCTGCAATAGATGACTGATCCCAGTAGTTGTTCAAACCACCACTAAATTGCTTGAGCGATACGCTCCGCTGCCGGATGATCTCAGACATTAGAAGTCCTGTGGGTCGGGCATGATACTGACGTAGGAGTCAGAGTTCGAGATAGCATCCTTCTGGCTCAATCGGTCAAGACCATCGCGGAACTGTCGAGTCTTTACAGCTGCAGCTGAGTAGTTTTCATCTAGCTCTAGCGCCTGAGCTGTGACGTAGTTCACTAGCTCGTTGAAGTAGCGGTCAGGAACCGACAGCGTATCTGTGAACGCGGTGATGGATGTTGGAACCTTGATATATTCAAGCTTCAAGCCATTGGTAGCAGTGGTATCAGAAACTGGGTAGAAGCTGATGATTCCAGCGCGCTCCCACCAGACATCAGGGGTAGGCGAGTTCAGGACATTCAGTGGGTCTTTTGTCTTGATGTATTCGCGTGCCTCTTGAGGACTAATGGCAGTGATTGGGTAGCCATTGATGTAGATAGCCTCAATGACCAGAACCTTGTCAGTGGGGAATGAGTAATCCTGCTGCCCAGCAATATAATCAGTAGTCTTTGTAGCCCTGAGAATAGGGTTGCTGTTTACGATCTCTCGCTGACCATCATTGATCCAGCGAATGATTGCTGCATCTGCTACCTGCACACCAGAAGTATCACCAAACTGCGCGCGAATACGATCGGCAACATCTGTTCCAGTATGAGTGAATTCTTCTGCTGGCATCTTACTTCCTTAGCGTCTGCCCGTTATGGGTCCATGTGTGCTTCTTAGAAGCCATAGCGCTTTTCATCATGTCTTTCTTTTCCGCTAAGACTTCTTCTTCACGCTTCGCCTCGGTTAGCGCATAAGACATCTCAAGTAATTGTATCTTACTAACCTCTGAGTCTGGGTCGTGCATGTTGTTTCGAATGAGTTCAGCCACTAGGCGGTGGTCGATCTCTGACTCAGCTACTGCGCGGATTAGATAGTGAGGTAGGTCTAGGCGCGCTGGCTGATCAAATAGCCCGTATGGGCGCTCTGGGTTGAACCCTTCCATGCTTGGGTCCATGCGAATCAAGTGGACATTGGGGAAGATGTCTTGAATCACCTGAGCGATTCTGCGGTGGTCCTCATTGTAGAGCCCACCTATGCGAGAGAAATCTAAGTATTCGGTCATATATCTATTCTAATAAAAAACCGCCGGATCCCATGAGACGGCTGGGATCCGGCGGAGTTTTTTACGCTATGGCTTAGAGCTCAGCAATCTGAGTTAGCTTAGCGTGAGCGTTGCGGCGGTAGGTGCCTAGCTCCGAGTACTGGAAGATACGAGCCTGATATGCATCAGTCTCTCCAACGCGGTTCCACATCGAACCATCGCGGTCCATCCATGCCCAGTCGCGCTTGCGGTTTAGCACAAGCTCGCTGCTCGATAGAGCGTAAAGGGTGTTAGATGGTGCTGCGTAGTCCGAGATGAACTTGATTGGCTTGCCCAGTGCTTCGAAGGTGAACGAACGCTGACCACCAGTTAGACCTGCGCCGTTGGTGAACTGACGTAGACCCTGAAGCAAGTTCCAGTAAGCGTTGTAAACGCCCGGAGATGCTAGGAATACGTCTACTTCGCCACCCTGCTTGTCTACCTTCTGAACCAAGTTGATGAGGTTTAGCTCAGTCAAGGTTCCAAGGGCAGGTGCAGTAGCTAGTGAGCTTACGTAGGATGACCAAACAGGGGTAGTTGCTGGGTCAATTCCATGTAGCGAACCAGTCGCCTTTACGATTGCACCAAGACCAGTGATCTCCTTGTTGTAGGAGTTCGTGCCGTTCGAGGAGCGCACCATGATGTCACCGGCAACGGCAGTTACAGATGCCGAGAAGGTGATGGTCTTGGTGGTTTCGTTGATTGAGTTGATGGTTACCTGTGAACCAACTACTGAACCAGAGCGGATGAACGATACAGTCATGTCTACATCTGCCCAAGTAACCTGATCCATTACGATCGAGGTTCCGGTAGCGGTAGTCGCAACAGTAGCGATAGTTCCAGTGCCATCTCCGTAGATCTGGCGGTTGAAGTCACGAGCAAGGTCCTTCTTTAGACCCTTGATTTCAGCATCCACAACGTTGATGAACGCGTTGTAGTTGTCTGCAGCCTGCTCAAACAACTGACCATCAACCTCGATAGCACCATAAAGGTTCTTGAGGTATAGGTTTGCCTGCTTGTACTTCTGTGCGCCAGCCGAAGGAAGGGTTTCGCGAACATCGCGAGCACCGATACCTTGGTTACGACCCACGTGGGTATCAAAGATTGCCTGCTTACCATTCTGGGTAAGGTGGGCTGCGCTCGACTCGATGAAGTCCAGTGCTGGGGTTTTGTCTCGGAGCTGCTCGTGAATGTCACCATACACAAGCTTTAGAGCATCCGAGGCGAAAGTCAGAATTCCCTGACCAGCCATATTTCACTCTCCTAAGTGATAGAAAAAAAGATATTTTGCATCACGATGCCCCTGACCGAGTAGGCTGTAGCACTGACTTGCTCCGATACTAGCACAAAATAAATAAACCCTGCACTTTTCTAGAAAATGCAGGGCTTATTTATTAGAATTATTGACCAGATTTTTGGTATTGCTCAAACATCTGAGCAAGCATTGCTTTCTTGCCCTTGTCATCACGTGGAACGCTTAGGTCTGGGGATACTATCCCAGCCCCTCCTGCGTTACCAATAACCATTGGCGCAGATGAAGATTGCGATCCACCAATAGGTGCGAAGTCTCCCACCATCTGCTGAAGCTGCTTAGCTGCATCGGCAAGGGTGATATCCTGCCCTGCGCCCATAGCGGCATTCATCAAGTTGTAGATAGCAACTTCATGTGCTTCGGTGATGTTATATGCAGATTTTAGGTCAGCCATCTCGCGGTCAAGATCAGCGCTTGCTTCTTCAGTAGCCTTAGCCAGCTCTTGATCGTAGATGCGCTGTTCCTGCTCGGAACGGAACTGCTTTAGCTCCTCGATCTCCTGCTTGTATGCGTCTGGGATGTCGCCAAAGACACCAGAGTCATCAGCTTCATCCATCATGTCGCTAGCAACTGCTGCAGCTTCTTCAGCCAACATGCCGTTCTGCTCTAGGTATTCGCGAAGTGATGCGTAAACTTCCTGTGGGTTTGACTCAATAGCTCTGGCAATGTTTAGACCACCGGAGATCAGGTCAGCAGATACGCCTTCATCGACATACTGCTTAAAAGGAGTGAACTTCTCAAGCTGATTCTGGAAGTTGCGGTCAGCTTCCTGAAGATATGGCGCAACCTTTGAGTGCCATGCTTCTGGAAGTTCGCCCAGCAGGTTATCCCATGCTGGGTGAGTTTTGAATGAATCGTTTGTTTCAGCAGCCGAATTGTCCGGCTGATCTGGAATTGCCTGCGTCTCTTGTTCAGACATTAGCTACCTAACTGTTGTGGGTTTTGTGGCTGGGCTCCCTGAGCAGGGGCTCCTGCCTGTGCTTGCATTGCCATATCCGCCATTGCCTTCTGCTGTAGAGCTGTCTGGTGCATCTGGATATGCTTCTGGAACTCTGCCTTTACTGCATCTGGTAGAGATTCAAAAGATTGTGACTTGCGGAATCTGTTGTGAACTTCAACGTGAACCGCGTGGTTATCGTAATCGTGAACTGATATAACCGCTGGAATGGCTAGACCGATAGGCTGACCATTCGCATCGACAGCTCCCGGAACAGTCTTGTCAGAATCGCCCTGAGCTGCGCCCTGCTCCCACTGCATCTGGAACTGCTGAATCTGCTCTGGGGACAGCTTCTTCATCATCAAGTTCTCGCGCGATGCTTGGTTTTCATCTAGCTTGATTAGGTTGTAATACTTCTTGAGCATTCCCATGTCAAGGATTGCCAGACCATCCTGCGGCTGAATAAAGCCAAGCTTCATCCAGTCAGTGATTAGGGCTTGGCGAGCTGACTTAGAAGTAGGCAGTGCCGAGCCAGACTCAACACGAATGTCAGTTCCAGATGCGATGTCTGCGCCTGAAACTACCATTGCATCAAATGCGCCATCGTTACCGACAGTCTTGATGATGCGTGGCTGGTCTACATACTGAACAAACAGGCTCAGCGACTGGTTGGCTACCTTCTCAACGCCAGCTTCGATTGCCGCAAAGACTGTAGTTAGGTAAGCATCATCGCGCTCCTGCAAATAGTTGATTGCAGTAGCAGCAGTGACGCCACCAGATTCACCGCGAGATACTTGGTGCTGACCAGAGATGTCCTCAAAGTCTGCCTGCAACTGCTGAACTTCGTTGAGCACATAGTTCGGTAGTGGCTGAATAGGCACTGGTGTTGGGTTGGGGAATCCGGGGCGAACTGGAATATAG